GATCGTCCACTCGGAATCGTCGAGGAGCAGGGCACCGGGCTTCACGACGATCGGCCAGCGCTTGTAGTCCAGCGACTGCGTCCAGGAGTTGAAGTCCAGCGGGTCATCAGGCAGTGCCCACAGGTTGCCCTGCATACGCAGGAGGTTGACCATCAGCGTGAGCTTCAGCGTCCACACCGCCGGGCCCGCCAGTCCCCACACCCGGGGGAACTGAAGTGCCGCCGGGGTGAACGGATTCGGCCAGACGAGAATGTGCTTGAGCTCCTCGTAGTCAGAGAGGAACTCGATGGTGGTCGTCTGCTCACCGTCGGCGTTGCGAGTCGTGGCGACCGAGGATGCCCGGCCGGACCAGCGGGCCCCGTCCTTGTCGACGGTGATGTGCAGATTCTTCGTCGACCGGCCGCGGAAGTCCATCGCCCAGATCGCCAGGTGGTGGTCCGCCGGCAGCACCAGGTTGCCCTGGCCGGTGTCGTTGAGCACCCAGTCAAAGGACGCCTCGAACTCGCCACGGACCACACCGCGGAGGTTCCAGTCGCCGTCCCACATCCGCACCAGTGGTGGTTCACGGCGGATCCGCTCGCGGGTCTCAGCACGCGCGTCCACTTCTGCGCGGATGTTCCGCAGTCTCGCAAGGTCAATTGCCGGCACGGTCACTCACCTCCCCACGGTCGGAGCCACTTCGTCTCCACACTGATCTGTGCGGTCGCACCCGCCAGTGCCCCGACAGTTCCCCAGGCGTCGGTGATGGCCTGGGCGATGTAGGGGGCGACGAGGTTGTCGAGGACGTTGAAGGACAGCCAGTCGATGATCGGGCCGGTCGCCGCCTGTAGTGCGGTTCGGATCTCGGCGGCGAGCTGCTCCGGGGTCCGGGTCATGAACCAGTTCGCGCCCTCGGCGGCAGCACGGGCTTCGATGCGGGTGGTGACCCACTCGCGCAGTGAGTTCGGCAGTGCCCACTCCAGTTCAGGCAGTGGGTCGATGCGGACCGGCAGAGTCGTCGGCCTGGTCCTCGGAGGGACCGGCTTGCGGAAGAACGCGCCGTTGAGCTGAGCCCACAGGCCGTCACCCCAGTCCCCGCCGTTGTCGGACGACCAGATCGTCTGGTTCAGCGGGTCCGTGTCCACGACGACGTCGCGGCCGAGCGGCTGGTGCGGCAGCCAGGTGAGGTCATCGAGCTCACCGGCGGCAATGTCCGGGTTCGGCAGCGCCCACTTCGCCGGGGAGGTGAGTGTCCAGCGCGGCCACGCCTCCACATCGCCGGGGTTGGTGATGGTGACCGTCGGGCGGAAGTGGACACCGTCGAACACGACCTCGTCGGTGATCGTGTGGCCACGCCACCACGGATCCAAAGCCAGCAGGGTGATCTCCCACTCCGCGGCGGCCTGCGAGTGCGGGTCCACATCAGAGTTGAGCTTCGGGGCCTCGGCGAGGCGGACCTTGATCCACCGCTGCCCGGACTCCGGGGTCTCCACCCGCAGGACCGCGTCCCGGTCGTAGGCCAGGGCGCGGCGCAACTGCCCGTCGGTGACCGCCCACTGCTGCGGGTCATCATCGAAGGTCAGGAGATTCAGGACGATGTTGCGTTCCTCGACCCGGTGGCCGAGGTACGTGGTGCCGGCGACACCGGCGCGGGGCTTCGTCGAGACAGTGACCGGTGCCTCGAAGAGGTCGCCGACCGAGCCGGTGAGCATGCGGGCCGGTGAGTCCGCGGCACCGGGGCCGTGTAGAACCCACATGGAGTCGTCTACGCCCTCGAGCATGATCTTCGCCAGAGTCACACTGGCCTCCTTTCAGAAGGTGGTGCCGGTCAGACGCCGGCGGTGGCGCGGGACTGCTTGGCCTGCAGTCGCCGGTACTCGGCGAACGCCCTGGACGGGTTGTCGACGGAAATGTTGATCGTCGTCTGCGAGGCCTGGACACTGCCGGCGCTGGTGCGGTCGGCATGCTCATCGAGGATCCAGTCGACGACAGCGCCCGGCCCGGACGAGTTCAGAAGCTCCGCCATCTGCGGGGACTGCCCGACGCTGCGGGAGTTGATGACCGCCTCGCCACGGGACAGGTTCGCCAGGACGTCGTCGCGGCGAAGGCCACGACCGCCAGTGACGATCCCACCGTCGCGGAAGCCGGGTAGCTTGCCCTTCCACTTCGCGAGCTTGCGCTCGGCCGTGGCCATCTGCGTGTTGTAGCGTCCCGGGTAAGCGGAGACCTGGACGCCCTGGGCGACTGCCCCGGGGTCCATGGACTTCCAGTTCGGGAACTTCTTCACCATCTGGTTGAAGAACATCGAGGCAGAGCCTCGTGCGTTCATCCGATCGGCGATAGCCCCCCATGCGCCGTTGTTGCGCTGCTGGAAGACACCGGAGGAGTCATAGTCCGAGCCGACGGCGTCGTGCTTGTACTTCAGCGACGCGGTGTCGACCGAGGAGGCCCACATCTTCACCGGGTTGCCGGCCTCCACCAGCGCGGTGGCGACACCGATCTTCGCGCCTTGGAACCCCAGACCACGTTCAGCAGCGGCCTTTGCGATCTCACCGATGTAGAAGGACTCGCCGAGCTTGTACTCGCCACGGGACACCGTGCCCGGCGCGACCCGCTTCACGGTCGCGGTGGAGGCGGGCTTCGTGGCGGCGGCGATGTCCTTGTTGACCGCGGTCTCGCCTTCTCCCTTCTCGTCGACGGCGTAGAGCTTGTCGGCCTGGTCCTTGGCCTGCATGATCGGCGGGAGGGAGTCCTCGAAGCCGAAGACGGACAGCAGGTCCTTGGTCATGCCCTTGGTCCAGTCGGAGGCGAACTTGCTGGTGATGTCGGACCAGGATTTCGGGGAGTCGTCGGTGGTGGCGGTGAGTGCTGCGGTGTTCGCGGCGTTGACCTCGACGACGTTGGGGTCGGATCCGGAGCGGGAGCCGGAGCCTCCGCCGGTGGACGTCGCTGTAGAGGTTGTGGTCGAGGCGTCCGCCTTGGGGCGCATCCAGGCCCAGTTCGTGGCACCGGAGAGGTTGTATCCTGCTGCGCCACCGCCGAGTTGGCCGTTGCCGCGGCCGCCGCCCATTTCGGCGTTGATGCCGTTCGGAAGGGTTGAGGCGGTGTGCCCGCCCCACGGTCCGCCGTTGTACCAAGCGGTGCGGAACGTGCCCGCCGGCCCCTTGCCCATGGTGAATCCCCAGGATCGCAGGATGGACTCCTGTGACCCGGTGGCGAAGTTGCGCTGGCGAGGGTTGTGTCCGGTGAGGAATGCGGCCAGGGACCCGGCGGTGTAGGAGCAGTCGCCCCACTGGCCGGACGGTGGGTAGTTGTTGTACGGCGCGCCCTCGAGTGGGCGGTCCATGCGCTGTCCTGCGACGGTCTTGCCTCGGGCGAAGTCGAGCATCTCCTTGCCGGTGCGGATACCTCCCTTGGCGAAGCGCTGCGTGACCTTCTGCGGCCCGTCGCCGCCGGGGATGGTCGAGGTGATGGGCTGTCCGTCGGTGCCGAGGACGGTGTATCCCATGATCTCCGCGGTTTTCGCGAGGATCGCCGAGGACCGCCGGCGCTTGGAGCGGGCGAGCGGAATGTAGGCTTCGCCGCCGGTCTCCGGCTCCGCCCAGATTCGGACAGGGCCAGCGCCAGCGGCGATCTGTGCGACGTGCTTCTCGCGGCGTCCGCGGACTGAACCACCGGCATTGTGCTCGACGCCTCCTCGTGCGTAGGCGACTGAGCCGTCGGCGGAGATCCATCCCTCGACGATGCCGCCGATGTTGAAGGGGAGATGGTCGCTGATGAAGCTGCCGACGGATCCGATGAGGGAGCCGATTCCGTCGAGGAGGCCCTGGACGACATCGCGGCCGGCGTTGTAGAGCCACTGGCCCGCGTTGGCGAAGGCGTCCTTTACCTTGCCGGGGATTTCCTGGACCTTGTTGATGAACTCCGTGGCCTTCTGCTTGGCGGTGGAGACCCACTCGCCGAGCTTCTGCCCGATCGCGGATACTGCGCTGGAGATTCCGGACTTGATCGAGTTCCAGACGTTGCTGATCGTGTTCTTGATGCCGTTCCAGACCGAGGACACCAGTCCGGTGAACGCGGCCCACTGGCCGGACACCCACCCGGATATCGCGGACCAGACGCTCGTGATGATGTTTCTGATCCAGTTCCACACCGCGGTGAAGATCGAGACGATCCCGTTCCACACTGCAGAGACCACACCGGTGAACACAGCCCAGGCTGCGGAGAAGAACGCGGCGATGGAGTTCCAGACGGTCGTGACGACCAGGACGATCGTGTTCCACACGGTCTGGAAGATCAGGACGATCGTGTTCCACACGGTCTGCACCAGCAAGGTGAAGATCGCCCACGCGGTGGTGAAGAAGGTGGAGATCATCGTCCAGGCCGTCGTGAAGACGAGCTTGATTCCCTCCCACAGCAGGGAGTAGAACGTCTTGATCCCGTTCCAGACGGTCTCGACGTTCGTCTTGAAGTTCTCCCACGCGGTGGTGAAGTAGTCCTTGATGGCAGTCCACGCGACGGTGAAGACATTCTTGATGCCGTCCCACAGGCCCGAGAAAAAGTCCTTGATGCCGTTCCACACGTTCTCGGCGGTGGTCTTGATCCCGTCCCACAGGCCAGTGAAGAAGTCGGCGACGCTGGTCCAGACGGACACAGCAGTGTCCTTAATCCACTGCCACGCCGTGCCGAGGAAGTCCATGAACGACTTCCAGATCTTCTTACCCAGCTCCGTCTTCGTGAAGAACCAGACCAGTGCCGCGACGACAGCGACGATGGCCGCGATGATCGCGACGATGGGGTTGGCCATGATCACGGCACCGAACGCCTTGAACGCCTTCGACGCCATGCCGACAGCCTTCACCAGGCCGGACTTGAACACTCCGGCGACCTTCGACACTGCGCCACTGATCTTCCCGAAGGACTGCTTCACGTTGCCGAGGGCAACGAGCTTCTTACCGACCCCGGCTGCGGTCGTGCCGAGCTTCGCGATGACAGGGTTCGCAGACTTCGCGCCCTCCATCATCTTCACCAGAGCGCCGCCGATGCCGCCGCCCTTACCCGCTCCGATGACGCCGGACAGGAACTTGAACGCCCCAGACGCGGTCTTCGCCCCACCACCGATCTTCGTGAACATCCCGGAGACGAATCCGAGGGTCTTGAAGCCGGTGAATGCGCCGACGACGGCGGTGACGAGGGCAGGGTTGTCCTTCATCACGTCGCCGAGGGTTTCCAGGGCCGGGGTGATGACGTCGGCAATGATCGGGGCCAGGGCCGCGAGGACGCCGGTGAGGGCCGCGAAGCCCGCCTGCATTCCCGCCTGGCCCAGTGCCCCGGCGATATCGCCGAAGGCCGGGGCGAGTCGCTGCGCGGCCTCCCACAGCTTGCCGAAGGACTCCCCCAGGTTGCCGAACATGGTCGAGGAGTCACCGGTGCCGGCGAAGCCGTCCTTGAACTCCTGGATCTTGCCCTTCACCTGGTCGATGGTGTCCATGACCTGCTGGGCCTGCGCCGGATCCCCGAACGCCTTCGCCCACAGGTCATTGTCCTGCGTCCCGGTGGAGAAGTAGTCGATGCTGGCCTGCAGCTTCGCGTTGACGTCGTCGATGACGCCGGTCATCTTCCCCATGATCTCGGGGGCCTTGGCGAACGCTCCCTTGAGCAGGGTCTCGCCGACGCGACCGAGAGCGGCGTCGACGTTCTTCATCGCACCGGAGAACGTCTGGCCGGACTTCAGTGCCTGCCCGCCGATCGCCTCGTCCATGGCGTCCTGAAAGGTCTTGAAGTCGATCTCGCCCTTCGACGCCATGTCGGCGACCTCTTCGGCAGTCTTGCCGAGGTGCTTGGCCAGCGCAGAGGTCGCGGGAATGCCGTTGTCGCGCATCTGCGCCAGCGTCTCGCCGGTGACCTTGCCCTGCTCAGCAGCCTCCGTGAAGATCGGGCTGAGCTCACCGAAGTCCTTTCCGGTGAATGCTGCGGCGTCTCCGACCTCCTTGAGGACGCGCTGCAGGTCATCCCCCGGCTTGATTCCCGCCGCCAGGGCGAGAGCCGCGGTGTTCGCCGCATCCGAGGTGGCGAACGCGGTGCCCTTCACCGAGGCCGTGACGTCCGCCATCGCGGCGTCGACCTGCTGGGCGGACCCGGTGATGGTCTGCAGCTTCGCGCGGGCCTGGTCGATGGCGTCCAGGCGGTTGAACCCGGCGGTGAGAGTCTTGGCCAGGACAGCGCCGGCGGCGACACCGGCGCCGACGACACCTGCCTTGAGCGTCTTGCCGATGCCGGCGGACAGCTTCGATCCCATCGACTGGCCGGACGTGCTGGCGGTCTTCTCCGCCGCGCCGAACGCCTGCTTGATGCCCGGCGCGATCTTGCTGGTCTCAGGGACGATGGAGACGTAGGCGACTGCGAGTTCGTTGGCCACGGCGGGCTCCTCTCGGGTGGTGGTGCGGAAGCCACCCCGGTCGTCACATGCCGAGGAGGGCTGCGACGTTGGCGGCGGAGGTGGCGGACTTCTTCCCGCCGATGGTCTTCTTCTCGTGCTCGGTGACCCCGGGTCGTGGGATGGGCTTGGGCCGGTTGCGGTTCTTCTGCCCGTCCTTTGACTTCGACCAGACCTGCCAGGTGAGCATGTCGACCATGGATGCCATGAGTTGACGGTCGGGGTTCCAGAGGCGGTCCTCGTCGCCGACCTGGGATGCGTACACCGCTGAGTTTTCGTCAGCCTGGTCGACCATCACCCAGATGTCCCGCCAGTTCAGGCGGTCCGTGCCGTCGGCCAGCCACCGCAGGCGGAGACCGACCCGGATCAGGTCAGCCTCCAGGGCTAGGCGGTGGGCGGTGTCTGCTCGGAGCCATCGGTGGAGGCCGAGGATTCCCCCAGGGAGGCGACCCCCACAGTCTGGTCGCCGTTGACCCAGGCTTCGGTGAACTCCTGGAACTCGCGGAGTGGGAGGGCTCGGATCTGGTCGTGGGAGGTGGTGTCGCCGCGGTCGACGGTTGCGGCCTTGATCATGGCCGTGGTCATCTCCTGCTCGGACCTTCCGGAGTTGTCCTCCAGGAAGCCGTAGGTGATGCAGTCCTCCTGCCAGGGGACGGTGATGTCGGCGCCGGTGGCGTCGGAGTGGAAGTGGAACTTCTCGAGCATGACGGGGTCCTGTCTGCGGCGGTCGCCGCGGTGATGGTGGAAGTAGGGACGGGGTCAGGGGTGAAGCAGAGGGGGCCCGAGGTGACCCCGTCGAGAGTCCTCGGGCCCGGGTGCGGCTACGCCTCGGGCGCGGCCGGGGTTTCGAGTGCGGCGACTCGGGCGGCGAGTGCGTCGAAGTCGGCCTTCGTCGGCACGTCGGTGGTCTTCGCGAGACCGGACACGTCGGGGATGTCGGCCTTCGCTGCCAGGCCGGAGACGTCCGGGATCGCGGTCGTGTCCGCCTTCTTCGCGAGACCATCGTCCACGTACTTCTTCGACGTGGCGTGCATGTCAGCGGAAGGCACCAGGGCCACAGCAACGTTGCCGGACGAGGACCTGGCCGCGACACTGTTCGCGTCAGCACCGGACGACACGTAGTTGTAGGTAGCGAACTCACCGTTAATACCGGTGCCGTAGATCTTGTTCTTCTGCGTGGTCGGCAGTGCAGTGAGTTTCCCCGCGAGACCGGAAGTGAGCGCCGTGGCGTCCGCCTTGTTCTCCCGGAGGTCCGCGACACCCTGCGTCGCGGCCTTGACTTCCTCGAGTGCCTGCTGGATGCCTGCCTCGATGTTGTTGAGGTTGTCCGCCTCCAGGTCGGGGGCGGAGTCGTTGACCCACGTGTTGGGGCTGTATTCGGCCACAGGAATCACCTCTCCTTCTGTTTCGGTGGCCCATCCCCGAGCCGCGAGCTCGGAGATGATGAACGGCGCGAGCACCTGCTCGCGGGTTTGGGTCGAGTAGTGCAGTCCGTCCGAGGTCAGGCTGCGGGGCACGGTGTCCCCGTCGATAGCCGTCTGATCGTCAGCGGTCGGTGTCAGCCCGAGGGTCTGCATGCCGTGGGCGATCATGTGACCCCGGATGTCGATTGTGTTGTCCGGGAATGCGGCGGCGAGCGCGGCATGCTGATCGACCGCCGTCGTGTGGCCAGCTGTGCCGGTGACCTCCGACGGGCCCGAGGTGCGGGCCGCGACGAGGAACCGCGGCTGGTCAACAGTCGCCTTCAGTCGATCGACCATGGCCTGGACCGCGGACACGACGCCGGTGACCCGGGTTGCCCCGGCGAACGCCGAGTCGTTGCCGCCGACCCAGATGATCTGGGTGCATTCGGCGTACTCCGGGTGATCGACGACGTCCTGGGAAACGAACTCGGTACCGGCCGCAACCGTCACCGGTCCGGCAGGGGCAGTATCCGGGACGAAGTGCCCGCAGAACGTGCCATTGCTCCGGGACGAGACCGGCATGCCCTCCGGCGTGTCCGCCTGCGTGAGGATGGTGAGTGTCCCTCGCTCCCCGGACAGCTCCATCGGCATTGTCGATGAGGAGGACCGGATGTTGCAGGGCGTCCTGTCCGCCTGCAGGCCGACGATCACCGGTTCAGCACTGGTGATTTCCACCGCGGTGGTTGTCGAGAGGACGATGCCTCCCTGCCTCACCGCGACGGTGCCGGCCTCCTGACCGGAGAGGCCGCGGTTCACCGTCTCCTTGATCGTGGAGGACAGCAGCGGGAGTCGATGGCCCCAGCTGAACCCCTCGGTCTGGGAGTCGCCGTAGGCGACGATGATGTCGCTACGAGATTCCGTCATCAGTGAACCTCCCTACTACTTCTTGGTCGGGTGGAGCCCCACGGTCGGGTGGAGGCCCGCTCGGGGCCTCAGCCCGGTCACGGGGCCGGGGTTTCCCCCGAGTCATCACCGTCATCTCCACCGCCGGTGCCGCCAGCAGCGGCGACCGGGGTGATGTGGGTGTAGACGTTGTTGCCGGCAGCGTCGATGAAGGTCTCCATGGTGACCTCGTACTGGACGATGTCGGAGTGGACCCAGGTGATATCGGAGATCTCGGAGATCTGGCCGTCCGGGATGACCTTGCGGACCTTCTTGCCGTCATCGTCGAGGATCTCCATGACCCAGGTGCGGTGCGGCAGGGTCTTGGAGTTCTGGATGACGGTGATCGAGCCGTCCGCGGCGACGGTGACGTTGTCCGGGCCGTAGACCAGCTTGAGGACCTCGGCGTTCGCTGCCTCGGCGAGGACGAAGCTGAAGGTCTGGTTGTACTCGTTCTGGAGGACGCGGATCGTGTCACCGCCCCAGGCCTTCTTCTTCTCGGTGTCGCGCTCGGCGGTCTCGGTGACGCCGTCCTCACCGATGAAGCCGACGGAGACCAGGCCAGCAGTGGCCAGGTCAGTGTCGGCGGTCGGGAGGGCGTCGGCGGTGAGCAGGCCCGTCGGGTAGACCCAGAGGCCTCCGACGGAGTCCGGGATACCGGCGAGGACGTTGGCGGTAGTGCCACGTGCCATGATGATTCCCCTTTCGTGGGATCGGAATGTGTGGTCAGTTCACGTGCGCGGCGAGGCGGAGCTCGCCGGTGAACTGGTAGCGGACCCGGTCGTTGCGATCCGGGTCCGGGTAGTAGGCGGGGCCGCCCATCTCCACCCACCAGCGCACGAGGACACCGGCTGCGCGGTGTCCGCGGCCGGCTACGAGAGCCGCTCGGGCCTGGTTGGCAAGATCGGCGGCGTCCGCCGGATCGGTGGCGTAGCAGGAGATGACCATGGTCGCCGCGTCGGTGACGCGGTTTCGCATGACACCGCCGGCGCGGGCCACCCGGATGTACCGCTCCGGTGGGGTGCGGGGCGGTGTCTGGTAGACGGGGATGCTGAGGGCGTCGGAGAGGAGCGCCTTGGCGACGAGCTCGGCGTTCGGCAGGGCCGGGGTCGGGCCCGGCACCGGATCAGGTGCGGTCACTGGGCTCAACCCCTGCCTGCGTCGAGAGCGCGCTGCAAGGTGTTGTTCTTCGCCTGGTCCTTCATCGCCCGGTGAGTGGCGGTGACAACATTGCCGCGGTAGCGGTTAGTGCCCGGGCTGGAACCCATCTCGAACCCCTCCCCCGCAGCCTCCTTGATCGCCCTGGTTCGCCGCTCAATATCGGCAGCGACTCCCTGGTCAAGACGGAGTTCCCTGAACGCCTTCTGGTTCCAGACGAGCTTAGTTCTGCCCATCGACCCTCCTCAGGTGGATCTCGGAGACTCCAGGACTCCACCAGGGGCCGTTGTCCCAGTTCGCCGGTGACCCGGCGACCTCGAACATGCCGAGGCCGGGGACGATGAACTGGTCCTGGGCGTCAACCTGCAGTGAGGCCGGGGCGTAGAGGGACACATCCCAGGAGACCTGGTTGATATGCCCGTCCTCGCCCCGCTCCACCCCGCCGGTGACCGCCCAGCCGACGACGAGAACCTCCACTGGCTCGAGGTGGCCCACAGTCGGGTCCCCCATGTCGTTGACGGTCTCGACATACCGGCTCAACTGAACCTTGTACCGGGCGGGGAAGACGCTCACCAGGAACCCCCGACGTCAGCACCACAGGTGCAGCGGACGGACTGTCCGTCGACGAGTGAGGACATCCGCACGGAGCATTCCGGACGGTGCTCGACCGACCGCGGGATGAACGCGGTGTCGATCGAGAAGGCGCCGCCGGCGTTGGCCTTGCAGAGCTTCTGCAATTCGGTGATCTCCGAGGGATAGAACAGGGAGCGCCGAGCTGTCGGGCTGAACGTGTTGTTCAACGAGAACGGCCCGGCGGTGACCTGCTCCTGGGTGACTGACCCTCCCCCTGACTCCGCCCAGCGCAGCACTGCTGCCCTGATGATCGCCTCTGCGGCACCGACGAACTGGAAGCCGTCGTCGGTGATGCAGGGCGCAACCCTGGCCGCCAGGGCCAGCCCGTCGCGGATCAGGATCTCTGCCTTCGCCTCGTCGATGTCCGGGTCGAATACGCGGAGGTCATCGACCGTGATGGTCACAGCGGTCATGCTCGACCTCCTACTTCTTGGCCTTGCGCGGGTGCAGCCCCTTCGCCGGGTGGAGGCCCGCTCGGGGCCTCAGCCCGGTCACGGGGCCGGGGTTTCCCCCGCGTCATCGTCCGCCTCGGTGTAGGTGACGAAGGCGTCCTTGTCGAGGATCGCCCAGCCGAAGATGACCTCGGTGAGGAAGGCGACGGCGTTGCGGCGCTGGAGGTCACCGTTGCCGAACGGGTCGCCGTACTCGATGCGCTTGAGGCTGATGTCCAGGGCGTGGCCGAAGCGCAGCGCGTCCCAGTCACCGCCGATCGCGCGGATGCCGGTGTCGGCGGAGCCGTCCATCTGTCCGGAGATCGCTCGGGACGCGGCGACCGGCTGGCCGGCGTAAGAGGTGATGCCGCCGCCCATCGGGATCTCCGGGTTAAGGCGGCGCCCCTCCTTGTCGCGGGCGTTGGCCAGCAACGCGACGAAGCGGGGGTCCATGCCGAAGCCGGTGAAGTTGTGCGGGGTCGCACCACCGACGACGGAGTTGTAGCCTTCCCACAGCGCGGAGTCCGCCAGTGCGGGGTCCGGGCGGCCGTTGGAACCGGCGACGAGCTCGACGGAGTTAGCGGTCTGGGTGATCCACTCGGTCACGCCGGTGAGGGCTGCGCCATTGACCGCCTGGCGTCCGTGGAGTACCGCCAGGTCGATCTGGCGGGACAGCGCCTGGGACATCTCATCGCTCATGAGGTCGAGGATGTTCGCCGGGTTGGTCTCGATGGTCTCCATGGAGAACTCGAGGCCGACGACGGCCTTGATCGGCTTGATGGACTTCGCGCCGACCTCCAGCTCGGAGTCCGGCTTGTTGCCAAGCTCGCCGACGATGGAGGCGGACGGGCGCTTGGTGAGCACCGGGATGATGTTCTCGCCGATGATCATCGGGTGGGCCTTCGCCAGCGACGGGACGACCGAGGTGGCGAGGGCGGACTTCCAGATTTCGTCGGAGACGGACCGGGGCAGGAGGGCGGAACCGCCGCTGCCTCCGGTGAGAGTCTCCTGGGTATAGGTGGCCATGTCTGGCTCCTTTCAGGGTTGATGGTTGTTGAGGGTCGGGCTGGATCCAGTGTCAGAGTCCGAGGATCTGGCGGGCCATGGAGTCTCGGTCGTCCCCGCCGGAACTGCGTCCGACAGACGGGACGTACGGGGCGCCCTTGGACTTGCTCTGCTCCTTGGCGGTGCCGGCGAACTCGAGCAGAGCGTCGGCCGCAGCCGTGAGCTCCTCCTCGGTCGTGCCGGACAGCAGGGACTCGGGGACGCCCTTGGCGGACGCCACACGGGAGCGCAGAGCTGACTGCTTGGCCTCGGTCGCTTCCGCCTCCAGGGCGGCGAGCTTCTCCTGTGCCTTCTCCAGCTCGGTCTTGTTGGCCTCCTCGACCTGCCGTGCCTTCTCCGCCAGCGGACGCAGCTCATTGCGCTCCGTGCGGTAGCGGGCGGCCTCCTTGCGCGCTTTGGTCAGTGCTGCGCGAAGGTCATCAGGCGACAGGTCACCGTCGTCCGCCTCGCCCTGGTCCTCAGTGCCGGGCTTGGCGCCGGCGCTGGGGGCCGGGGTGGTGGCCTTGTCGGTGGAGTCGGACCCGGTGTCGGGCCCTGTGGTCGGTGCCGGCTCCTGGCCGGTGGCACCAGTGATGGTGGACATGAGTTCTCCTCCAGGGGAACAACGGGGTGGATACAACAAGACCCCGACACCTCCAGGGCGCGGGGTTGGTGGAGCGGGCGAGGACTCGAACCTCACACAGGCGTTCTCCCCGAGCCTGTGCGCCGGGACGCTATCCCGGCCCGGCGACCTGCGCCGGATGCCCCTCCGTGAATGACGACACCCGGCGCGCCGTGGGCGGCGGGCCGGGTGTGAGATGTTGGTGTTGATCAGGCTGCGGGCCAGAGGTCCTGGGCCTGCTGTCCTGGGGATCTGTCCTTCGACGTGTAGGGGAAGTCGGGCCACTCGTCGGGCCCGTCCCAGTCGAGACGGATGTGCCAGTCGGTCGCCTCACAGAGGTTGTCGAACAGGTCCTGGAACTGGGCGGTGACAGTGTCTTCGAGGGTGTTGATCTCGATACTCAGTACGGCATCCTCGTCCTCGTCGTAGACGGCCGCCGGACTGCCGGCGATGAGGTACCAGCCCTGGTCGGCGGTCGGGACGAGGCGGTCCAGCATGGCTCGTGCTTCTGCTGCGGTCCGCGGTCCTTCGATGATCTCGATACTCGGTGTGACTGACATTGTTCACCTCTCCCAGATGTATGGCTGCTGGTCAGTGATCACCAGTATACGGTCCAGCCGGTCGCCTTCGTTTCTGACTGTCCGGCGGATGGCGCTGTCGATCTCTGCTGCTGACGCCGGGTCTCCGCGGACGTCGAAGACGAGCTGTCGGGACTGCTTCGCGCCCTTTCGTGACTGGTCGTTCATCCGCTGGACCCCGACCGTCTTGATGTCGGTGGGGTGTTGTCCGTCGATCACGATGTCGGGGGTCTTGATCGGCTCTCCGATTTCACTGCCGAGGCCGACCCGTCGGATGTCGCGGGCGCCGGCTGCGTAGAGCCAGTCGATGGCTTTCTGCTCCTGGTCCCAGACTTTCTGGTCCTTGGCGTTGCGGGGAGTGTCCGGCAGGGTTGACGGTGTTCCGTAGAGCCTTTTCTGCTCGATCTCGTCCACGGAGAGCACGCTGCCGAGTGGGCCGCGGTCCTTGCCCGGTGCCTGGTTGATGCGCCTGGCGTCGATGGGGATCCACGGTGGGGTCGTTCCGTCACGCTGCCGGTGCAGTGCCTCCCCGAAGATTTCGATCGTCGGGGTGTCCCCGTAGTCGTCAGCGGTGTCCTTCCAGAGTTGCTGCAGCTCCTGGTTGATCTTCGGGAGGTCGTGATCTCCTTCGCACTCGATTCCGAGGCATCTGCAGTTGTCGTGGTACTTCCCCATGCCGGAGTCCTTGAGCACTGTCTTCTTGCTGTAGACAGCTCCTCTGGAACCGAGCATGAGGCAGAACGAGCAGGCAGCCGGTTCGGGCACTCTCGCGTAGCGGGTGCCGGCCTTCGCCACGGCGTTTTCGACGGTGTTGCGTGCGGGGCTTACGACGAGCCGGTTGGTGATTCCCGCCAGCTTGTTCAGCGCCGCAACCCGGTCCGCGATGATCGTCCCGTCCTCGGCAGCCGCGGTCTTCGTGGTGTTCATCGCCCAGCGGTAGGAGGACCGTGCCTGCTCGAAGGCGACCGGGTCCGCCGTCTCCGGGTACTCCAGGCCCCTCAGCGAGTCCGAGAGGCTGCGCTGAAGGAACAGGTAGTCGGCCGCTGAGTACGCCGCCTGCTCACCGTAGGTGCGGACGATTTCGGCGAAGGGCTCCTCCATGAGCTTCAACTGGTCTGCCCAGGCGAGGTGCTCGGTCTGCTTCCACCAGGACAGCAGATCACGCTGTGCGAGCAGTCGCAGGCCGTCGAGAGCTTCCGTATACTGCTTTTCCGCCACGAGATCTCGCACTGAGCATCACCTCCCTTACTCGGCACTGTCGCTGGATCCGGACTGTCGGTTCATCCGGGCGAGCTCCACTGCCTGTGAAGTGACGCCCTGGCCGGTCGCGGACAGCTCACTCATGCGCTGCTGTGCGAGCTCTGCCTTGAGCTGACGCTGTGTCTCCGGGGGCAGGCCGAGCTGGTCCCAGACCCACGCGGAGTTCTTCGGGACCATCTCGTTCTGAACGAGCTTGCTCAGCCCGTCGACCGTCGCGGCGAAGGTCGGGGTGGAGGCTTCCGCCCACTGCACGGCCGGGCGGTCGACGGCGTCTGCGGACTCCCCCGTCGCCGAGGCGAGCGCCAGGCGCCCGATCTCGGACCAGGAGTGGCCGAACTGTACCTGTCGCCTCTCGGCACGCTTGACGAGGCGAGCCTCCATCTGGCGGATGGCGTCCGCCGAGGATGGATTCTCCGTGGTAAAGCCAAGGTAGGACGCAGGGATCGCGGCCTCTGCGGCGAGGAGCTGAGCGAGCCCCCGGACCTGGTCGAGGTACGGCCCGGGGCTCATGGGATCGAACTGGCCGAGCTTCGGCTGCTCGCCCTCCTCCGGGGTCGGCACGGACCAGAGACGGCCCGTGACGATCTGCCAGGAGGACGTCCGCTTTCCGTCCGCACCGACGAACTGCTCGTCGTCAGCGCCGATGAGGTAGCGCTGAGGCGCGGAGAAGAACTCGCGGTTGACGTCCATCGACGTCAGGGACCTCACCGCGGAGTCCGTGTACCGCCTCACAGCCTTTGATATCTCCGAGCGCCCGGCGCGGTCACCGGCGCGAGGGCGGTTGATGAAGGCGACCATGGGGACTCGGCCGAGTCCGTGGGGGGTGCGGTCGATGACGTTCCAGGGGTCGTTGGCTTTCTCTCGGTGGGCGGTGACGATCTCTGCGGGGGTCCACAGGGTGATGTCGGTGACGTCGCCGTCGTCGTTGGTTTCGCGGGACAGGGCGGCGTCCAGGCGCTTGGTGCGGGGGTTGAAGACCCCGGTGGTGGACTTCGCGTCGTGTCCGCGGATGAGCACCTCGGGTTCGCCGGGTCCGCCGGCGGTGACGGAGGCGAAGGACATGCCGTAGATCAGGGCGTCGAGGTGGACTTGTGAGGCCTCGGTGTCGAGGGAGTTGGCGGTGAAGATGTCGGTGAGGGTCTCGTCGTCGCCGAAGCCGGTGATGTCGAGCCGTTCCTCGAGGACGTCGACGGCGGTGGCCGGCCAGCCGGTGACCATCTCGAGCTTCTCAGCGTTCTTCGGAAGGCCGATGCCGAGAAACCCTGGCCGGAAGCTTCCGTCGTAGTAGTCCTCGTGGGTCTTGTTCGCCTTGGCGTGGTCGCTGATCTTGGCGATCATGTGCTTGACGAGGGGCTTCTCATCGTCGGTGAGTTTGTCGAGGTTCACCAGACCACCACCTTTCCGGAGGACTTGCGGGGACGGGGGCGCTCGACGCCGGTGTAGGCGTGACCGAACAGGGCCAGGGTCACGGCGACGAGCGGGGTGATGTCGGAGTCGGTGTCCTTGCGGTTCCAGGCCCAGGCGTCGCCGAGGCGGCGCTTGCGAGCCACGGAGGCGGCGAGGTTCAGGCCCGGCTGGTCGAGGTGCCAGACGCGCTCGGCCATGACGGCGTCGTAGAACTCGGCGACGGCGGCGGCCATGTTGCCGGCGCCTGTGACCGAGACTTTGACCTTGCGGCGCTTGAGCGGGTCGATCAGTGATGCGGCGGGGCCCTTGCCGTCGATGAGGACGGCGCGGACGGGCTGGCGGGAACAGATCGAGGCGACGCGCTCCAGGAGCCAGTCCGGGGTGCCGCGGCGGGTCTCGATGACGTCGACGAAGGGGGTCCCGTCGACGGTGGCCCCGGCGGCGGCGATGGACGCGCAGTCGCGGGCCGGGTTGACGTCGATGGCCAGGGCCACTTCCCCGCCGTCGTCGACGAGGTTCGGGTTAGAGCATGCCTCCCACTGTGCCAGCGGGAGGACACGCTCGGACTCCTCGGTGGCCCACATGCCCAGTCGCTCGCGGGCGAAGGACTGGTCCGGGAACGTGGCTCGCTCGCCGGAGACCACGTCCAGGCTCATACGGCCGCCGAGGGCGGGGTTGGCGCGCTCCCAGTTCTCCTGGTCGTCGAGGTCCACTGAGCCGCCCTCTGGGCGGTCAGCGGACCACTCCAGCCATGACAGGCCGGGGTCCGCGGCGTCGTGGGCGGCGTCGTGCCACCGGGTGAACATCTCGCCGTCGTTGCCCGGCGCCGGCGGGGTGCCGAGCATGATCACCTGCGAGTCGCCGGACGGCGCCGAGGACATCGTCGGCAGCAGGGCTTCCATGGCCTCGACAGACAGTTCCTGGGCCTCGTCGAGGACGATCGTGTCGACGGTGAAGCCACGCCCGGAAGACTTCGAGCGGGCGATGAACTCCACGGACCCGCCATTGGTCAGCACGATGGACTCCTGGCCGTTGGTCTTGCGGATCGACTCGACCCGGTCGCGGAGCTCATCATTGCGCTCGAAGAACCGGCACAGGCGGACGAAGGCCTTGCGGCCGGTCTTGACCTCATGGGCGGTGTGGAGGACCTTGCGCCCCAGGACCACCGTCGCGAACAGCTCGTAGGCCTCCAGGGCACCGTTCTTGCCGTTCTGGCGGGGGATGGCCAGCCCGGCGCGCGGGGCGGCGAGGCGGTCATCTGTGCGGCGGGCGAGCCAGGCGTCGAGGATGCGCTCCTGGAAGGGGTCGAGGGTCAGTCCGTAGGCGGCGGAGAGGAATGTGGCGTCCTCTGCGTCCTGGGTGGAGGCGACGGTGGGCGGGTCGGCGCGGAAGCTAGGTTCCTGCCGTCCGGTTGCGGCGTGCAGCGAGCTCGTCAAGGGCCGATCCCTCCTTCTTCGTGGTGGTGGTAGCGGCGTCCAGGGCCGCGAGGCGGTCGTTGACGTCGATCAGCTTCGTGGAGATGAACGCGGGCAGTCGGAGGTCGCCGTCGATCGCTGCGGCGTCGATGTCGGCGGCGAGTCGGTCCCGCAGGGCGGTGAGCATCTCTCGGGTGTCGCCAGACCGGGCAGCGCGCAGCGCCGAGCGGACCGGCCGGTTCGATCCGGCGGCCATGGTGTCCCCTCCCCCGGCTCGATGCCCGGTCAGAAGTTCAGTGGGTGAAGCCCTCCGTTGCGGAAGACGTTGCCGGTGGTGCGGATGAACCGTCCGGCGGAGTAGACCTCCAGGCCGGGTCGGCGGATGCCCGGTGCGCGGTCGCGGAGGCCGAAGATGTGCAGGCCGGTTCCGGAGACGCTGATCTCGACGAAGGCGTCGGGGTTCAGTGCGAGGATGCGGGCCGTGTGCGCGTTGGGGCGCCCGTGGTCGTCGAGGCAGTGGTCGAGGTCGATGCAGCCGATGCCGGCGCCGCACATGAAGCCGTGTGGACGGTCTCGGACTGCGGTGAAGCTGGACCAGGTGCTCGGGTTCGTCGAGGACGCCGGGGCACCGTCGGTTCGAACTGGGCGCTTGCCGGCGGCGCAGGTCCACTGGGTCTTGCGGCGCATGGCCTCGGGGTAGGGGCCGGTGAGAGCACGGGATCGGGACAGGCGCTTGCGGCAGCGCTGGCCGCAGGTGCGCGGCGTTGGTCCGCGCCTGGGCTTGACCAGGTCGCAACCGCAGCTCTCGCATGTCTTCATGGGGTCGATTCTACCCCGCCGACCTGCGGCTTGTCACATGTTTATGCAGGTCAGAGTATGAATCGGCAGGTTCTGCGGGGGACTTCGAGCAGGGTCTGGGGCGAGAACGGGCGGGAGACGGGGCCTGGGGCCGGAATCCGGCGACCTGGTATTCTGACCAGCTGGGTTTCAGATCGGCGGGGGGATATTGGGCTCAATGCCGTGTCCTACCGCGCCTGGGGCCGAGGGGGGCAACCCCCACCCCCTGAGTTTTTCATCGTTCCGGAACTCGAGCATTGGTGATCGCTTATCCCCGCCGCGCCGGCCGGTCACCACCGCCGGGAGTGCTTGGTCTCTGGGAGGCCGACCCGCTTGCCCTTGCGCTGGTTGCAGAGCAGGTGCATCGGCTGGAGCTTCCCGTGGTTCGAACCGCCGCGACCGACCGGGTTGATGTGGTCGGCGGTCGCCGACATCGGATGCGGGAACGGCAGCGACTTGTCGATCGGTTCACCGCACCCGGCACAGACGATGCCCTTGCCCTCCAGCACCCTCGCACGAAGTGCCCGATACCTGCGATCCGAGGTCCTGGCCATCGACACCTCCATGAGGTCATGCTCGTGCAACGAAGAACGGTGGTCGACGACATCGAGGGTGACGACCCCGACCACCTGACTGCTCCACACGAACGGCGACGCTTCGCCATCCTCACAATGACGAGAACCCCGAACCCGGTATCGGGTCCGAGGTTCAATGCTCGCCTGAGGCGAAGCCTACCACACGAGGTGGGACACGCAGGTCAGACGACCTCACCCCGAACCACATGCCGCGACTCAGCCACCCGCTGCTCCATCCCACGGGCATGAGCCACCACGTCCTCCAGGCTGTAGCTCGTCCGCTCCCCGATCTCGATGGACCGGACGTGCCCGGCCTGCGCCCACAGCCTGACGGTCTTCCGGGACACCGGCCACCCGAGGATCGCGGCACCCTGCGACACCTCGCTCGGCCCGCCCCACTGGCCCCGGCCCGGGGGCGGCGGGTCCACCGGGGCCGGGGTGCTCTGCTGCCCGGGAGCCTGGTCCTCAGCACCCCGGGGGCCTACCTCGGAGGGGGCGGGGTCTTTCGCCGACAGGGGCGGGTCCACCAAATCAGCTACCCGCCTCGCCTGCTGCCCGATGACCACCACCGCGTCCGCCGCCTGCTCGTGGCCGGCCACATCCTCGACATGGTCCAGCAGCCACCCGGCCAGCTCCGACACCGGCACGGGGCCAGGACGCCGACGTCGCGGCGCCGACAGTCCGCCAGCGCTGCACACCGCACCCACGATCTGCTTCAACAGCAGCCAGCACTCGTGCTCCACCGCGAACGGATGCTCACGCACTGGAGACCTCGGCCCCGGCACCGACGCGCACACGCCAGCATTCGACCCCGACGCCGCCACCGACGGCACCACCATCTCCGACAATCTCGGCCCCAGACGCACCAACGCCTGCAGATCCCGGACCAGGACCTCACGCTCTGCCTCACCCAGCACAGAGATCACCTACCCTTCTTCCTACCTCGACGCCTGTGTCTCTTCTTCTTCGGACCGCACTTCTCACCGTCAGCAGAAATGTCACCGTCCCCTACCTCACCGTTACCGACACGCACCGTCCCGTCCCGTCCCGTCCCGACATATCCAGATCCTGCAGTCCACTGATCTGACTGATCTGCCTTTTCCGGCAGATCGGGTGTCACCGCAGGTCTGGCACTGTTTCGCCGCCGGGTGGACTGCTGGCTCGCTGCTCGACCGGTCGATTCTCGACCGCCCTGGTGGGCAGGAGATCCTGACTCGGGAGCGGCGGTGGCCGCGTCATCACCCGTCGTCGGCACAGTGGTCTCGTCGGTGGCGACGCCGTCGATGCCGCTCCGCTCCGCCTGGCTGGCGGAGGTCGTCATCTTAGGGTCAGCGGCACCGAGCCATGCTGGCATCGGAGGAGGCGTCTGAGAATCAAGCCCGCGGCCGTTCGCGCCGATGGCATCGGCGTTCGTCTCGGCAGGCGACTCGATCAAAAGCTCCCCCGGCACCGGCACGTGAGACTCGTGCCCTTGCGGGACAGACCCGAACGGGACGAACTTGTCCCGCTTCGGTGGCAGCTGGACGCCGTTGTCCTTCGCCCAGCTGCTCTTGTTGATCCACTCGATGGTGGTCTTGTCGTAGTACACGGGATCCGGCGGCGGCAGCAGCTTCACCCGCTGGTCGGCGTCCGGGTCGTCGCCACGCTTCGCGTTGCACGACCGGCAGGACACGACCATGGTCTCGAACGTTCCCGGCTCTCCAGGTCGGCGGTGATCGTAGGTTCCGCCGATGCCGCCCTTCTTGTCGTTCCACTTCACGACCCGTCCGCAGTATCGGCACGAGTCACCGTCGCGGTGACGGATCGGCAGGGTCAGCTCCGGAGAGCCGTTATCAGCCCGACGCTGCTTCTCCCACTTGAGTTCATCCTCGGTTTTCATGTGGATGAACTCGGGGTTGTCGACGATCTTCCAGGCACGCTTGCCGTTGACATCTACGACCTCCATCAGGCCGGTGCGCACGCACGCATCCGTGAGTGCGACCAGCCGTTCGGCCGACCCCGCGATCTGCAGGGCGGTTCCGAAGGTCACGACGTAGTCGGTAATGTACCCGGCCGCGGACGCCGCACACCGGAACAGGAACCCGGCAGCCTCGTTGATGATGCGAGGGTCGTTACCGGCGTCGTAGGCGACCTCGAGCAGCTCCGGTCGATTCGCGGCGTCATCGCCGACCCTCAGCCACGGCATGCGCTACCACTCCCGGATCGGGCGAGCGTGCCAGGCTGGGGGGCCGGGCGAGTAATCGAAGGCACTGTCGTTCTCCTGGTCGTCAAGTTCGGTGAAGTGGGGCGGGGCGGTCTCCCGGCGCGGTGGCCGGCGGTGCTCTGCGTCTGGGGTGCAGGGGGGTCATTTCAGGATCACGACCTTGGCTCTGGCGCTCACTCCGGCTTCTGCGAGGATCGCCTCTTCCACCACGATGGCGTTCCGCAGAATGTTCCGATCTCCCAAGTCCTCGGTCATTACGATGTTTTCTCCGAGCCCCATGTCCCGGGCGCTCTCGAGCTTCTTGATCAGTTCGTCGACGGTCATGCTTCCTCCGCGGCGCTCTTGGTGGAGCCCTGCGCTGCCTGCCGATCGGCTGCGTCCGCTGCGGCCCGGAGGTGCGCGGCCCGGGTCCGGGCTTCTTCCGAGGTGATCCTGGCAGACCCCGTGGCCGTCCCCGTTCCTTCCCAGACGTCCTCCAGGTCCATCCCGGACAAGACCGTCCCGGAGTCAGCAATGACGGCTGACGTTCCAGTCTCCCACCTGGGCGCGCCCTCCTCGACATAGCTGGTCGGCGGGACGGAGCGGTGGGTGCCGAGGCGGAGTCCTTCGGCGGTGGCCCGAGTGGTGAAGTCTCCGGCCATGGACTGGGTCTCGGTCGGACCGATGCCCATGTCGGTGAAGATCTTCTCGACGAGCTCCACCGGTGTGGTGGCGATGGTGGCGGTCATGCTGCGACTTCCTTCCTCTGTGTGGTGGCCCGGTGGTTTCCGGGTCGGGGTGGTTCTGCGATCTGGTCGAGGGTGCCGTCCTTCTTCGCCCGGCTGTAGCAGGTGGAGCACAGGCCCCTGCACTGCGACAGGGCGTGTCCTTCGGGGACGAGCGGGGCGGGGATGCCGCGGGGGTGGATGTGCATCGGGCGGTGACAGCTGCGGCACTCCAGCACCTGGTCCTCCTCGCGTGGCTGTCCCCACTGTCGAGCGGCCATGACACCGGTGACGCGGCAGCCGGCATCCTCGAACGCCTGCAGCTGCTTCTCGCACGCGTCGAGGACCGGGCAAGCGCGGCAGAGGCCCACGGCCTTGCGCATCTGGCCCCAGCGGAGCGCCCGGGCT